TTGTTGCTCTCATCCACAATGACGTGGTAGTACAATCGACTGTCAATGTACCACTTGCGGAAAATCTCGTAGCCCCGACGAGAAAAGTCCAGTAGCCCAAGCACCTCTTGGAACTCTTCTTCAATCTTGTCCTTGATGGACTTGCTCTGCTTGATGTCTCCAGTGTCAATCTTCACCGTTTCAAGTGCATCACTGTACACAATAGACTCGTTGCAGATGTCTGCAATGGCAGTTTCCACTTCGGGGTGGATTGCCATGTCGCGGTACTTGTGTATGAGGTCGATGTCGTTTTTGATCGTGCCGTCAAAGTCAACAAAGGCACCGTAGTACCCGCCCACTTCAATTGGCACTGCTCCGTCATCGTAATCCGGAGCGACAAAAGAGGGGGTTTTCCGATCCTCTTGTTTCGGAACCCCCCCTGTTCTACCTAAAACGAACCCAAATGGCAGATTGATTGGCATAAATGTAGAATCCTGTCAAAGAAGTTGTGTATCAGAAACCGCTGCCGATATTTATGCCTGCCTGCTGTAGGAGAGCAGAGATGTTCTCCTGACCAGTACCAGTGGCAGGAACAGCAGCACCTTCAGCGGCTTCCCACCACGAGTAGTTAAGAGTCACAGGGAACTCGGCAATTTGGTCGTTGTTTTCATACGACAAGTCAATTGTGCCTACTTCGCTGGGGAAGCAGCCAACAAAGTTGTAGGTACGCAGTGCTTCGCCGTCGCGCTTCAACTGGGTCACCGACCAAGTAGGCATGAACTGCATGAAGTTCACGTCTGAAGTGTTTGCACCGTGGCTGTTGAAACGAGCACTCCAAAATTCAAACGCAGACCGTAGTTTGAGGTTTGCGTCTGAAATAATGGTGAGGCTCCAGTCTTGGAACACGCGGTCGCCTGGAATCTTGATGCGGCGACCACGGTACGGAACTTCAATTGTGCCAAGCGAAGACGCAGGAATCTGCGCCGCTTTACACAAGAACGAGATGGCACGAGTGTCGCTGAAACCGGGTATTACGCCGTTTACGACGAACAGATTCGTGCGTACACCACCGCCTGAGAAGGCGTTTACAAACCCTGAAATATTGTTAGTGGGTTCTACTGGCATGGTTACTCCTTCTGTTTATGTATGCCTTATCCACCAACCTCGTTGAAGTTCACGCCAGTTCTGGTAGCGACGAAATTCAACTGGATGAAGTTGATGCTGCGGGTAGGCTTGATGAAGATGTCTGCCACGAACTCATTACGGTCAATGACTTCGCCGGTGTTGTTTGTTTCATCGCACACCACCTTGAAGTCGGTGATGCCTCGACGCTGTTGAACAGTCTTGAGGAACGGAACCACAAGATTCTTGAACTGCGCACGAGTAAACGCGTCGTTCTGCTCGAACAGGAAGAACTTGGAAGCAGTTGCGATTGCTTTCTCAAGAACGATGAACAGGCGGCGCACATTGATGCGGTCAAAAGCACTAGGACGAGACTGCATGGTCTTGTCACCAAACAGAATTGTTCCTTCTCCTGGGAACGACACAACAGGATTGATTTGTCGTGTGTACAGTTCGTCGCGGTGTGCCTCTTGTGTGGGATTGTACGCCATCTTTACAACATTCTTCACCTGACCACGATTGAAGCCTGCGGGCGAGAACCACGCTTCATTCGTGAACTCGGTACGAGCAACCAAACCTGCAATGTCTGCATTGAGAGGCATGGCGCGCAGCACGTTGTTGTAGTTATCCAGTTGATACTTCCAACCACTGTCCAAAACAGCGTATGAAGAACTAACATTCAAAGTGCTGTCGCGGAAAGTCTTCAGTGAGTTTAGTGCTTCGTAAGGGAGTTTATTCTCAACATCTGTCTGCTGTGGAGACACGAATGCAATGCAGTCCAAACGCTTTTCGCACACGTTTTGAATAACCAGTTGCGCCAGTGTTGCAGAAGCATTTCCCAAAGGCAGTAGTGAAACGTCCACTAGGTCTGGATCAGAGAACTTGCTCCATCCAGTTGCCCACCGTTCTGATACGCTCGGAGTTGCAGAAACACCACCAGAGAAACCCAAAACATTCGCTCCAGCACCGACCGCAGACACTGTGCTGGCTGCCGGTCCAATGTTAGTGTACGCAGTGTAGTTTGCTGTTCTAGCAGTGTTGCTGGTGATGTCTGCCTGTATTGCCCAAATATACGCAGACTTTTCGTTGATCACGCTACGATAGTAGTTGCTGCTGCCGTCTGTGTTTCTTGCATCAGTGGCGCGTGAAAGCCCTTCGTACTTTTCTAGCAAGGCATTCTGCGTTCCTGTCCACGTTCCGTCTTTGTCCAAGACCAAAATATTTACAAGGTCACCTGTTCCCCCAGCATTTGACGCGTACTGAGTGGTTGTAGCACTGGTAGTAACGTACCTAGAGTACAAACTTCGGTGGGTAACAACTGCACCGTTTGGTTGAGTGGTGGGCAACAGTGTTTCCAATTGCAAAGTAAGACCCGATGCACTACCAGTGACCTTATAAATGTCGCCGTAGTAAGCAGTCAAACCTGGTGTGCTCGCAATGCGAACTGTGGTTCCGTCAGGGAAGGTAAGATCATCACCGACCGCGAAATACCCACTAGAAGTGCCGGGCAAAGACAACCTGGCGTAAGTTGCACCAACACCCAAGCCTCCCGACAGTCCGTAAGTCGTGGTTCCTGGACCGCTAGTCACAACAACTTTCAAGGAGTTTCCAAGAACGCCAGGATACTTTGCAGCAAACACAACACCGTTTACTGCGTAGTCAGAAGTGGATAGACCACCAGACGCTCCAAACTGTGTTTCGTTGTTTATGACCATATTGGTCACTGAGTTTACTAGGGTTAGACCAGCCGCCGTGGTGTTCCCTGCTATCTTGGCGTTTCCGTTTCTGGAAGCAGCACCAACTACACGAACAGTTTGGCAGTTGTTGCCGTACGACAAGAAGTTTGCTGGAGTAAAGAAGTCCACGTAGTTGTCGTTTTGGGGCTTGCCGAAAATCGAAGCCAATTCCGTTTCATTGCTAACGGTGACAATTTCGTCCACCGGACCCCAGTGGAAGTAGCCCGCGAAGCCGCCAGGAGTGGTGGCAACTGCGGGAACAATGGTGGTCAGGTCAATTTCCTTGATGCTTACGCCAGGGCTTACTCTAAATGCCATTTGTGTGTCTCCTTGGTGAAGAAGTCAGTGTGTTTGTGCTGTCAGTATGTATTATTTCGTAACGGTCACCAAGTGCATCAGAAATTCCACCCCATATCTAGGTCTTCTGCCCCTTTGCCTACTCGCCAAGTGGTGCCACTGTTGTCCCGCATTTCTGTTTGTACATCTCCCAAGCCGTCGTCCACGAACCCGAAGGGGGTCATTTCCTCCTCCAGTACCTTCATTTGGTCTTCGTACAGGTCTTTGCGGATGTCGCTGCCAGTGATTGATTTGAAATATGTCTGTGTGGTGAGCCACCCAAACAGAACTAGGGTCATGGCAAGATCGTCGTTGTGGTTGTCTTCCGCTTCAAAGGAGTCGCCCTTGGCTACAAAGGTACACAACTCGTCCACGGTGTTGAAGTCTTCCACAATGAGTTTGGTGTCCTCCACAAGACTCTTCAAAATGGAACACCCAATACGCTTCACTGCGGTAGAAGTCTTTACGCCCTTTACTGCTCCCCCTCGGTTGCCGAAACCGCCGTTCACCACCTGACCCTTGCGACCCATTTGGGACACGTAGATCACATTGTCGTATTCCAATTCGTCGTGCAGAATATCGGCTACCTGTCCGCCAATATCGTTTACTTCCACCAGTACGTACGCGTTGTTGTACTGGCGCAGCACCGGATAGATGGCATTGGGATACAACATGGGCGGTATCTGGTTGTTCCTGAAGGTGGCTACCACCCGATACGGAATTTGGGTCACGTCCACCACACTGAACGCGTGATAGTCCAGTCCCTGTCCCCGAGCAGTGTCCACAACTGCCACGTAGTTGTGCCCCACTACAGGCTTTTGATACACCCGCAGCCCCTCACCGTTCCAGTACTCTGGAGTGCGGTACACCATGCACTTCAGTTTCTCGGGGTGGATCAGCGTATTCATCGACCCTAGGAATTCGCACTCAAACTCCGTTCGGAACTGCTCTTCGGACGTGTTTGATATGGTTTGCTTGCGCCACGCGTCATCACGACCAGGCACATCACTCCAGTGAACCTCTATGGGCACATACTCGTTTTTGCCTTCTTCGCCAGGTTTCTTGTTGGCGTTAACCCAAAAGCGGTAGAACATATTCAAGCCCTTGGGCGTTGAGATAATGGTCACCTTTGTGCTTTTACCACTGGTGATGGTGGGGTATACAGACGAGAAGAACTCTTCCGCAACATTCTGTGGCACGTACGCAAACTCGTCCAAGAAGATGTAGTTGAACGATCCACCACGCACAGCCGATGACGAAGTAGCCGAAGCAAGAATCTTGGAGCCGTTCTCCAGTACGATGGATCCCTTGTTCCACTCCACCACACCCTGCTGCAACCACATGGGTAGGTACTCGTAGGCTAGTTTCAGGCGACCAAGCAGTTCTCTTGCAGTGTTTAGTTTGTTTGCAAGAATGGCAACGCTCATGCTCTGGTTGAACAGCACATAGTGGAGCAGATACGAAATGATTGTGGTGGATTTGCCCGTCTGACGGGGCAGTTTGCCGATCACGAAACGGTTTTCGTGAATGGTACGGATCATGTCCTCTTGGAAATCGTAAGGCTCGAAAGGCACCAAGCCCTTGTCAAGGGACACAATCTTCACGTAGTTGCGAATGAAGTACAGAGGAT